TTCTTTCTTAGCACGAATGGCTGGTAACAAGGGGCCTGACAGAGACTCTAAGGGGAAACCTACTAGAAAATTATTATCTTTAAGGGCTTGGGGTGCTTCTAGTTCAGCTGACGCTAAGTCTAAAGCTGCAGCAATTAGCAAAAGGAATAAGAAAAATGCCTGAAGGATTATATGCAAACATGAATGCACGTAAGAAAAAGGGAACAAGTAGGTCTAAGAAAAACTCTACTATCAGTGACAAGGCTTACAAAAATATGAAAGCTGGCTTCCCTAAGAAGAAAACTTTATTGAAAAAGGATAAATAATGGCTTGGACATTTAAAAATGGTGACGCATATACAGGCGACACACACGAATTAGCTGGCATGACTTACTCTGGGAAGACGCGTACTCGCGATTCTAAGCCTCTGCTAGAGGTAAAGGAGGCAGCAAAGCCTAAGAAAGAACGAAAAACTAGAGCGACACCCTTTAAAAAGGAAAAGTAACCTTGAGTTTTCTTAATACATTGCAGCCGAAAGAGCGCGATACACTGCGTAGGGTGGTGCGGATCGTACATATGAAGCATCATCCCAAGCATTTTCAGACAGATTTCGAAGCTGATAAGATAATTGAGGCTATTGGCCCCGAAATTGCAGTTAGAATGATTAAAGTTGGCGTAGATAATAAGATATTAGATAAGTGATAGATTTTAAATACAGGCCAGATGGCGAAGTTGTTAAGGCGTTTATGAAAGACGACACGTTTTTTCGTGGCATTCGTGGGCCTGTTGGTTCTGGCAAGTCAGTATCTTGTTGCGTAGAAATTTTTAGACGCGCACTAGCGCAGAAGCCTAATAAGCAGGGCATACGCCGCAGCAGATGGGCAATAATCCGTAATACAAACCCACAGTTAAAGACTACAACCATAAAAACTTGGCTTGATTGGTTTCCAGAAGACGCATGGGGCAAGTTTACTTGGTCTGTTCCCTATACACATATGATAAAAAAAGGCGATCTTGAGCTTGAAGTCCTCTTCTTAGCACTTGATAGGCCAGAAGATGTTAAGAAATTGCTGTCTTTAGAGCTGACAGGCATATGGGTTAACGAAGCTAGAGAAATTCCTAAGTCAATTATTGATGCATGTACCATGCGTGTAGGCCGTTTTCCCTCTATGCGTGATGGCGGTGCTACTTGGACAGGCGTTATCTGTGATACTAACGCACCAGAAGAAGACCATTGGTGGCCTATCATGTCTGGCGAAGTCCCAGTTCCTGACCATATACCGCGTGAACAAGCTAAAATGCTGGTTAAACCCGACAACTGGTCGTTTTATACCCAACCTAGCGGCATGGTTGAAAAGCTAGACGAAGATGGGGAGATAGATGACTATGTACCTAACGATGTTGCAGAGAATAGGGAGTATATGCGCGAGGATTACTACCCAAATCTAATACGCGGTAAGACAAAAAGCTGGATTGACGTATACGTTATGAACAAATTAGGCTCAATCCAAGAGGGTAAACCTATCTATCAGATGTTTGCAACCGATGTGCATGTAGCAAAAGAAGAAATACCTATTGCTGCTGGCGCACCCCTATACATTGGTATAGATTTTGGGCTTACCCCTGCTGCTACAATGGGGCAAAAGGTACGCGGAAGGTGGCTAATACAGCAAGAAATCGTTGCATTTGACATGGGTATCGTTAGATTTGCAGAGGTATTGCGCCAAGAGATAGCGACTAGGTTCTCTACATGTTCCGAGGTGTTTATATATGGCGACCCTGCTGGTGATTTCCGCGCTCAAACTGATGAATCAACGCCGTTTCACATACTGCGTGGTGCTGGTTTGCGTGCTTTCCCTGCTCCTTCTAACTCTGTTGACCTAAGATTAGAGAGTGTTGCGTCCCAATTACAGAAAATGGCAGACGGAAAGCCAGCATTTCTTATAGATCCTCGCTGTCAGCAGCTAATAAAAGGATTTGAAGGTGGGTATCAGTACAGACGTATGGAGGTTTCGGGCGAAAGATACGCCGATAAGCCTGATAAAAATATGTTTTCACACGTACATGACGCATTACAGTACCAAATGTTAGGGGCTGGAGAGGGTAGAGCCTTAATAAACAACCAGAAACCAGCGTCTGCTACTGTTGCAAACGCTTCTTTTAACGTGTTTGATAACAGAAATAAGCCGCAGCGCAGAAAAGGTTTGTGGTCAAGACTCTAAATTGTGCATTGAAAATTATTCTTTTCTGTGCCAACCAATGTAAAACAACCAAGGAGAATAACATGTGTGGTGGCGGTAGCAGAAGAAGCCAAGCCGATATAGATCGCGAGGCAAGAGAAGCAGCTAATGCTCGTATAGCAGCAGAAGATGCAAAACGTGCAGAAATTGATGAAAAAGCAGAACAGAAACGTGAGGATATTGGTGAAGCAGTAGAGTCACGCGCTGAAAGTAAAGCTATGCGCGGCGGTAAAGGTCGTCGTTCTTTGTTTAAAGCTGGCGGTGGTGGATTCTTAGATCGGTTTAGTTAATGGATAAAACAGCCAAGCAGTACATACAAAAGTATGAGAAAGCCAAGTCCTTTCGCGAGAACTGGGTTCCGTTGTTCGAGGAGTGCTATGAATATGCACTACCTCAACGTGAAAGTTTTTACGCTGAAACTGCTGGGCAAAGACGCGATGATCGCATATTTGACGAGACTGCGGTGGTTGGTGTTCAAGAGTTTGCTAGTCGCCTCCAATCTGGGCTTGTACCTAATTTTGCTAGGTGGGCTGATCTCATGGCTGGTAGTGAAGTTCCTCCAAATCAGCGCGAATCTGTTGATAACGAGCTTGATGAAGTAACAGAATACGTCTTTGAGATACTACAAAACTCTAACTTTAGCCAAGAAGTACACGAATCCTTCATGGATTTAGCGGTTGGTACTGGTGTTTTATGCGTAGAAGAGGGCGATGCGCTTAGTCCTGTCAACTTTTCTGCCATACCATTGCCTCATGTGGTGCTAGATACTGGCCCAGATGATAGAATTGACCACGTTTTCCGTGAAAGAAAGGGTGTAAAGTACGATCATTTAGCTATGATGTACCCAAATGGTACGCTTGATCCTAAAGTTATGAACTATATGGGGTCAGATAAGACAACAACTGTACTTGAAGTTGTATGTAGAGACTATTCTGTAAAGAATGAGGAGGCTTATCTAAGCTATGCCTTCTGTATGACTACGAATACTATACTAAACTACAAACAAATGAGGGGCAGCGGTTCAAATCCATTCATATGCTTCCGTTGGTCTAAGTGTGCTGGCGAAGTTTATGGTCGCGGCCCATTAATTAACGCTCTATCTGCTATTAAAACTACAAATCTTACCATTGAAATGATACTTGAGAACGCACAGATGGCTATCTCTGGCATATATCAAATGGAAGATGATGGCGTTATAAATCCAGATACAATACAGTTAGTCCCAGGATCTATCATCCCAAAAGCTATGGGATCTAGCGGATTACAGCCTATTCGTGCAGCTGGAAACTTCGATGTAGCTCAATTAGTGCTTGGTGATATGCGTCAAAACATAAAACGTGCGCTATATAACGATATGTTAGGCAATCCAGACAAGACACCAGCGTCAGCTACAGAAGTAGCGGAGCGTATGGCAGATCTTTCTAGGCGTATGGGTGCTGCTTTCGGTAGATTACAAGCTGAATTGGTGCAACCTGTACTACAGCGCGTTATTTACATCCTTAAAAAGCAAGGACGTATTGATGTACCTACAGTAAATGGACGTGAAGTTAAGATACGTTCCGTTTCTCCGCTAGCTCAAGCGCAATCTAACCAAGATATTTCTAGTGTTGGACGCTTCCTTGAGATGGTCGCTGGTACGTTTGGGCCAGAGATGTTGCAGCTATTAATTGATGGTGAAAAAACAGCTATACACCTAGCTAAAAAGTTTGGTGTACCTGAAAGCTTGATTCGCGATGAAGAACAGCGTAAACAAATAGCTGCATTAGCGCAACAAATGGCGCAACAACAAGCGCAGCAACAGCAAGGTGAAATGATTGAGCAACAAGGTTAATATTGGAATCGACGGCTATCAAAGAGCAACAAGTCAAGATCTTGAGATAAGCCAAAATGTAGCAGAAGTGTTTAGTACCCCTGCTGGGGAAGCTGTTAAAAAGTATTTGCGCTCCATAACTATTGAAATGGTACATGGGCCTAATGTGAACTCAGAAGAATTGCGACACCATGAAGGTCAACGATTTATTGTTGGCATTATAGAGGCTCGCATTAATCATGCACATAGGAGTAAAAACAAATGAATGACATACCAGTAGGATCAGAGCAGTCTACACATGGTGAAGCAGAAGAGCGTGACTTCGTAGTTGCTGAAGACGCGGCTCCAGCTAGACCAGAATGGTTGCCAGAAAAATACAAAAGCGGTGAAGATTTAGCTAAAGCTTATAAAGAGTTAGAGTCTAAGCTAGGTACTAAAGAAGAAGACTTACGCGCACAGTTTAAAGAAGAGTTTGATTCAACTAAAAATGCTGAACGCCCTGCATCTGCTGGCGAATATTCATTGCCAGACTTTGTAGATAATGAAGATGCTGTTGATAACGAGCTATTAAAATGGTGGGCTGACCAATCATTTGATAATGGGTTTGGTCAAGATAAGTTTGAAAAAGGTATTGAAATGTATCTTCAAGCATTGGATGGGTCTGCTCCTGATCTTGATGCTGAAGCTGCAAAGCTAGGGGAGAATGCAGATCAGCGCATTGAGTCAGCTTCAATGTTCGCCACTAAGTTCTTCCCTAGCGAAACTATGCCAGCAATCGAGCGCATGATGGAAACACATGAAGGTGTTATAGCTATGGAAGCAATTCAAGAAGCTATGAAAGATGGCTCATTTGCTGGTGATGCTACCCCTGCTGCTGGTCTTTCAGAAGATAGCTTAAAGGAAATGATGCAAGATCCTAGATACTGGAGTAAGAATGATCCAGCATTTGTTCGGCAAGTAGAGGCTGGCTTTAAGAAGCTTTATGGAAGCTAAGATAATAAAGCGTGGTAATTTTTACCTAACTCCTTTTACAAAAGATCATGTAGAAGAAGTAATTTCTAACTTGAGTCCAGAAAATGTCAGGGAGATAAATCTCCTTGGCTACCATAACGTCAGAGAATGCATTGAAGAGATGATGAAATACTCTGATTGCTACTTAGTACGCAAAGAAGGTGAAGTATTTACTGCAATATCTGGCCTTTGGTACGAAGATAACAGAGAAACACCACAGTTTTTTGCAATGTTTTCTAAGAATATTAAGAAAAACTTTACATCTATAGCGCGTGGATCACGCATGTTGATAACATTTTTTGATAGAACACAGGACGAAATGTCTATGCGTATATTAAGCGATCACCAGTTTATGTTGGATTGGGCAGCATGGTTAGGCTTTGAAGCAATAGGTGTAACTGAGTTTAATTCTAACCACTATGTTGATTTTGTGCGTTGCATTTCCCCACAAAAAAGTGCTTATAGTGAAACATCACGGCCCGTGATGCACTGAAAGGCCCATTTGGATACCCTTGTCGATGTGAAGGAACGGATACCCGAGTAACCGAAACTTTATATTTAGGAAAAGAAAATGGCTAATACTATCGACCAAGCTTTTATTAAGCAGTTCGAAACTGAAGTCCACATGGCGTATCAACGCATGGGTTCTAAGCTTCGCAACACAGTACGTTCAACAAATGTATCTGCATCAGTAGCAAGATTCCAGAAAATCGGAACAGGCACAGCGTCAACCAAAGCACGTAACGGAGATGTTACAGCAATGGAACTAGCGCACACTAACGTAGAAGTCACAATGGCTGACTACTACGCAGCGGAATACATTGATAAGTTGGACGAATTAAAGATCAACATCAATGAGCGTCAAGTTGTAGCTCAATCTGCTGCTGCCGCATTAGGCCGTAAAACAGATGAGTTAATCACAGCAGCAATGGATGCTGGTGCAAACTCAACGCAAATCGCTGACACATCTGGCGCATTAGCAAAAGCTGACTTACTAACATTGTTTGAAACAATGGGTACAGCTGACATTCCAGAAGACGGACAGCGTTATATTGCTATGTCTCCAGCTGGATACACTGACTTGTTTAACATTAATGAGTTCGCATCAAGTGATTATGTTGGGCCACAAAGCCTACCATTTGCTGGTGGTATGACAATGAAAGAGTTCTTAGGATTTAAGATCTTCTCAACGTCTGCTGTTGCTGGTGGTAAAAACTTTGCATACCATACATCATCAGTTGGTATCGGTATTAACTCTGATGTTGCAACAGAGCTTAACTATGTACCGCAAAAGGTTGCACACCTAGCTACATCAATGATGTCAATGGGTTCAGTAGTAATCGACAACAATGGCGTTTACGAAGTTCTAGACAACAACTAATATTTTAGGGGGCGAAAGCCCCCTTTAACTCCAATATATAGGTTGAAGAAATGCCAGCAAATACACCAATAAAAGTATGTTCACGCGCTTCCGTCCTTATGGGCGGTTCTCCTATTTCATCGTTTGATGAAGGTACAGCCGAAGCTGATGTAGTTGACGCAATGTACGAGGACATAGCAAGAGCCGCGTTGACAAGTACACGCTGGCGATTTGCTACAAACCAACAAGTATTAAACAGATTAGCTGCAGCACCTACTAGCAGATATGATGCAGCATACCAAATGCCATCAGATCTTCTTATGCTTAGTGCTGTTACAGTTAACGACGACCCAATAATATATGACACATATGGCGATAAAGTATATTGTGATACAACTACAGAAGAAGTTGTTGTTGCTGATTATATATACAGAGCCAGCGAATCTTCTTGGCCTTCCTACTTTACATTAGCTGTAGAGTTCCAAGTAGCCGCAATGCTATCACTATCAATCGCTAGAGACGCTAACCTAGCGCAAATGATGGATCAGCAAGGTGAGCGACAAATGATAAAAGCTAGACGACTTGACTCGCAACAACAAACAACACGCAAGTTAATGACATCAAGGTTTATAGCACAAAGGCGTAGCTAATGCAGAAAGTAAGAATACCACAGAATAGCTTTCAGTACGGCGAAATAAGCGACAATACTATAATGAGGACTGATAGTCCTATCTATGCTGCGTCTGCGCAAAGCTTAGAAAACATGATTGTATTGCCAGAAGGTGCAGTAAAGAAACGACACGGCACTAAGTTTATATATAAGAATACACGTACTAATAAAGACTTACACTTAGCTCCTTTTATATTTGATGATAACGAGCAGTATGTAATTGGTATAGGTGAAGCTTATATATTCTGCTGGAGGTTGTTAACTGATGGTACAGTTAGTTTAGTATCAACTATAACTGCTGACACTCAAAATAATGTGCTGCCTTTTGATAAAGATTATTTACGCCAGTACAATACAGCACAGTATGGTGATGTAATGTTTATATGCCATCCGCTGTTTGCGCCTCGTATGCTTACGCGTACATCACTTACAGCATTTGAGCTTAGTGTATTTAGCTTTGATACAAGCTATGACAATAAAGATACATATCAACCATATAGTTCGTTTTATTCTACAAATGTAACATTATCTTCAAGCAATCCCGCAACAGGTAGCAATAGAACTATTACTACAAGCGCACCTTATTGGGATACAACAGGTAAACATATTGGTGTAACTGTTAGATATGGTGGCAATGAGATTGTAATAACATCTGTAAACAGTACCACACAAGCAATCGGCACTGTTGTAAAAGAATTATCAACAAGGCTAACTGTTACAAATCCATTACGAACAAGAAATGGTAGCAGTACGATTGAGATTACTCATTTATCACATGGGTTAATAGTAGGTAGTGCCTTAACTATATCTGATGCAGTGGCAGTTGGTGGGATAAATGCTAGCAGCATAAACGGAAGCAGAACTGTTGTAGAAATATTAGATATAAATACATATACAGTTAATGCATCAGCTAATGCAAACGAATCAGAAGATGGTGGTGGCTTTGTAAAAATAACATCAAATGGTGCAACAACTAATTGGGACGAGCAAGCGTTCTCTGCATTGCGTGGATACCCAGCTTCAGTAACATTCCATGAAAATAGACTTTGTTTTGGCGGTACTTTGGCTGAACCAGATACGATATGGATGTCTTCGCTTGGTGAGTTTTTTGATTACAATGTTGGTGAAGGTGAAGATACAGATGCAATAAATCTAGTAGCTGCCACTGGTGACGTTAATGAAATTAGATACATGAGATCTAATCGTGACTTGCAGATATTTACACTGTCAGATGAATTGTATGTTCCTACATACCTTAATCAAGCTATTACACCTACTAACGCACAGATAAGAAAACAAACGCCATTTGGTAGTGAGTTTGTTTTGCCTACTTCTATTGATGGTGCAACTATTTTTGTTGAGCGCGGTGGTAGGGCTATTCGGGAGTACATATATTCTGATGCAGAGGATGCATATATTTCTACAGCAATATCTACTGTAGCTACGCATCTTATTAAAACACCTGTAGATATAGCAGTTGTGCATTCTGGATTTAATACTGCTGAATCATATGCAGCTTTGGTTATGGCTGATGGTGATATGGCGTTGTTTAGTTCTAACAGAGCAGAAAAACGTGCGGCTTGGACAGGTTTAACATCGCAAGGCAGCTATAAAGCAACAACCGCAATAGGTGATAGACTGTTTACTTACCAGCAAGACGTTAATAATAACTATGTATTGTCTGAGTTTCTTGATGATATTGGCTTAGATAACTATCTTTATGTAGCTTATGGCAGCGGTACTGTAAGTGTAAGTAGTTTGTATTCTAGCGGTACTGTAGATGTAATTGGGTATGATGGTACTAATAAAGTTTACTTAGGTGAATTTACTGTAACTAGTGGGAATATTACTATGACAGGGCATAGTAGTTATACTCATTTTTATGTAGGTAAAAAGTATACATCTAAAATAATAACTAATCCAATAGACACTGTAGCAGCTAATGGGCCAGTTACAGGTGATGTGCGCGGTATAAGTACAGTAGTTCTTAACCTAAAAGATTCTGAGTCTATTAAGGTAAATAACAGGGCTGTTAATAATATTACTGGATTTAAAGGTAATAAAGAGGTTAGGCTTTTAGGATATAGCAGAAGTCCTCAAGTTACTATTGAGCAAGAAGAACCCATGCCGTTGCAGATCAATGGCTTAATATCGGAGTTGATTACATAATGTGGCAATTAATTGGTGCTGGAATATCAGCGTATGCTTCAATACAAGCAGGGAAAGCAAAAGAAGATGCAGCCAGAATGGATGCATTCAATACAGAAACCGAGCGAGAGCAAGGTGAAGTATTAGCATTACAACAAGCCGCTAATCGTAGGTATGAATATGATTTAGCAACAGAAGCTAATGTAGCTATGTTTTATGCTAGCGGTAGAGATGTGGGTTCAGACAAGTCTGTTGAGGCTTTCTTAGCCAAGCAAAAAGAAATTGCGTCAGTTGATCTTAGCAGAATTGATTTCCAAAGACAGACTGAATCTAGCGCAAGAACAAGAGAAGCTATGGCGTTACGTCGTGGTGGTGCAAATGCTAGGCGCGCTTCGCTGTTTCAAGCTGCTGGAACTATGGCGCGTGGTATACAAGATTACCAAAAAACTGCTGCTACTGGAGGGATGGGATAAATGGCTGTCATTAGGCAACAAACACAAGTCTTCAATAAACCAGTTGGCGTTCGCAGAATAAACACAGGTGAAGCTGAGTTATGGGAAACTATAAAAGCTGAAGCTGATGAGTTTACGCGCAGAGCTTACAATGATGCAGCAGAAAATGCACAAAAAGTAGGTGCAGAAACAGCTATGGGCGTAGACGTAAGTAGTATTACTACGCTTAATCCGCTTACAGGTAGGCCAAAAGCTATGGCAACACCAGAAGGCATGGGATCAATAGCTGAAAAAGCTTATAGAAATGTTATTACGCAAAGATACGAAGACTCTATAAAAGACGAAATGAATATTAGAGCGCAAGAATTAGCTTTAAAGTATCAGTATAAACCAGAAGATTATGCAGTAGCTATGTCACAACATATAGCTTCAATGTCTGAAAATGCAGATGGCATGTATAAAACTTTTATACAAGTACATGGCAGTAAACAGTTAGCATCTAATAAGTTATCTTTGCAAAAAGAATTAAGAGATAAAGTTAGGCTAGATGCTGGCAACTCTATTATAAAAAAAGGTACAGCAGCAGTAGAAGCTGTCACTGATTATGGTAAAGCTGGTAATTTTGAAGAAATGTTACACGTCATTGAAGAAAACGTAGCTAACTTTCAAAATGGAGAAACGTCTAATTTACTTAAAGCTGGAGCAGCAGAGGCTACACAAACAAGTTTAGAGATAGCTGGTATAAGCGGATTTGTTAGTACCTTAATTAGTCAAACAGAAAATCCTACACAAAGAGCAGCTATTGTTACTTACATAAAATCTGGTGGTGTTGTTGAAAATCATTTAGATGAAATATCAAAAGTACAGCTTAGTAAAATAAAAGATTATTTAGATGTAAATACTATTAATGAGATTGCTGTTAATGCAAGTTCATTAGCAGAATCAATGAATAGTACATTTTATAAAGTGCAAACTGCAAATAATGCAGATCTAGCAGCTAAAGCAAAAGCATTAACGGCACAAAAAAAATTAGACCTTAAAAATAATAAGGTAATATTTAATAATCAAACTGGAAGAATAACTAGTGAAATATCAAAACTTGTAAACTCTATTGGCAATAAAAAAATAGACGAAAGATTTGGTCGTTTAGATGGCGAGTCATTAGATATGGTTGCGCCATTAGTCCAAGGTATTTTTGAACATTATCAAGAACAAGTTAGTGTACTAACACAACGAATGAACGCTGAAGGTAGTGTATATACTTCAGAAGCATTTGAAAGTGATGTTAAAGCTTTAAGAGAAGCAATAATTAAACCATTATTATTTAAAGTTGCAGATATAGCGCAAGATCAAGGAAATTTAGATTATGTTAAAGGCTATATTTTTAATCCAAATCCAGAAGATTTTGCACAATTAACAAACGTACAACAAACTTTGCTAGAAACAATGGTTGGTACAGGTGTTTATGACTACAAAGCAGACAGAACTTATATATCTAATGTGTTAACAGATGGAACAAACCAAACAGAACAAAATAAATTAGACAATCAAGAAAAATTAAAAACATTTGATTATGTCCAACAATACTCTGTGTATGCACAATCTAATTTAATGACCAAAAGTACATTAGATAAAGTTGATGCAGAGTTAAAAGGTAAAATAGGCAAGCATGGCTATACAGTAGAAGATTACACTAGAGATAGGAAGTTGATTGAAGGTAATGCTGCTGCTGGTGTAATGAGTGAATTTGCTAAAACTGCTACATCTTCAGAATTTTTAGCGTTAATACAATTTGTTGAAACTGCAACAGGTCCAAATCGTGAAGGCGATGTAAGGGGTATGACAAACACAGACGGAAGTGTACGTCAAGATGAAGTAATGCGCGCTAAAAGAATCGTAGATCTGTTAGGAAATAATGATCCTAAAGAATTTATTAGAGCTGCTGACAGTATTAAAATTAATATAAGCAATAGAGAAGATGAAGAAGAAAAAGTAAATGCACAGTTAGCTTTAGAAAATACTGCAAGAACAGGCACAGGTGATAGAAAAGATAAAAAATTACAAACTGCTTCTGATACTGTCATAAACAAAGATTATAATTTAGATGTGTCTTTATACAGCACATATAGCGATGTAGAAAAAACTAAAATTTTAAAAGTATTACGAGGTACGCCTAGTAAGAAATTATTAAATGGATTAGAGCAATTAATTAGTGGAGTTGAAGACCCTAACTCTCAAAGTTATTTTGAACTATTTGTAGAGCTAGATAATTCTAGGATAGCTAATGGCCAAACAGCAAGTCGTTTAAATGATGTTATGTCCGCAGCTAATTTAAGTAGACTAGATCAAATACAAAGATCAGCAAAAATTACTGGAATGCCTGTAATTGAAATAGCACGACAGTTTGCAGAGCTTGAGCGTGATGGCGAAAGTAAAAATTTAACTGAGCATTTAGGTAAAACTCCTACTGAATTTGTTGCTGATTTTACAGATGATCCTACATTAACTAGAGATTTATTACCTGTAGTAAAAACATTATCAAGACGTGGTGATAACCCAGAAATGATAACTGATTTTATAGATAGGTATATTGAGAAAAAGTATTTAAAGTCAGAATATGTTTTAGATCCTGATGCACCATTCTCTGATAAGCAACAATCACAATACGCACTTACTTCTGTATTCCCAGATTATGGCGAGCAAATTGAGTTTGTAGCAAAGATTGAAGATTATTTAAGAGACATAGTTATACCGCAATCAGGTACAGATAGCGTAGGCAAACCACTACCTGATTTAAGATTTTCTATGCATGCTGATAAATTTGCGCGAGCTGGCTCACTTGGTACACAGTACGAAGGTTTTTCAAGTGAAGAACAAGTTACCTATGCAAAGAAAACAGCAGAAAAAAGACAGGTATTTTTAATACCAAATCCAAATACTAATGAAATATCATATGTTCCAGTTTATAAAACATTTGATGAAAATGATAATCCTACTGGTATAAAATATTTACTTACAGAAGATGAAGAAGGATTGTTTCTTGCTGAATTTAATACAAAACTAACTGCTGAATACAGAGAGAATCGTAAAATACAAGAAGATATTATAGAAAAACAACTAATACGTGCAAGTCAAGACGCAGCTGAAAATGAAATAGAAGTAAAAGATAGGGTTAAACAATTTGGACCTATGGCTAAACCAAACAATATTAAATAATAGGACTAAATAATTATGGTAGATAATGCATTTACTACATTAAAAAATTTATCACCAACAAATGCAAATTTAGGTGCGCCAGAACCTAGTTGGAGCAAACTAATTGGTGCGAGCTTAGAGGATAAGTATGCATCTTCTGTAAACTTTCTTAATGAACAAATTAAATTTGGGTTTGATCCTAAAAACAAAGACCCAAATTTTAATGCAATCGACCATATACCAGAAGGTTTAGAAAAATATACACATCATTTAATTAGTGCTGAAAATGCAGACCAATTAACTTTTAAGGTAAACAATTTATATAGAGCGTTAAAAGTTGATGAAACATTAAGTAGAGCTAGCTTTGGTGCGCTTGCAATAAGTGAATTTGTTGACCCTATAAATTATATTTCTCTGCCTCTACGTGCTGCTAAGACTATTGGTGGTGGCTTTAGGGCTGGTGCTATATCAACTGGTGGCGTTGCTGTTGCGCAAGAAGCTATTAGATACCCTATTGATCCTACTGTTACTGCTGCTGAGTCAGGATTAAATATTGCAGCCTCTACAATTTTTGGTGGCGCAATAAATAGTATGGTAAGCATACCAGCTGCAAGAAGATTTAAAGCAACACAAGATGCAGAAGTTGAAATAGGTGAATTAAACAAAGCACTAAAAGGCGATGGCGTACAAGCAACTGCTGTTGCTGGTGGCCCTGATGCAAGTATACCAGAAAATATATTTACTGATTCTTGGATATATAAATCAGCTACAACACCTATGAAAAGAATAATTACTAATCCTAACATACCTAATGAAGTTAAATTAGACACGTTAGCTATTGCTAATGATTCTGGTATTTTATTGTCTGCAAATAAAAAAGGTCAGAAGATAGGTAACTCAGTATTCCAAAATGCAAAACTGCATCAAGGTACATGGGTAAGAGCATACGACGAAATAGCTACTATATGGGGTGAATCTACAGGATCAGGTGTAACAAAACCTTTAGATTATATGCCTAAACGTAAAGATTTTGAAGAATGGGTAACAGAAATAGATGGCAAATCTATACGCGGAGAAAAACCAGCTAATGATTTTGAAGCACGCGCTATGCAAAAACTTAATGAATTTTATGACGATTGGGAAGTGCGCTTAAAAGACGAAGGTCTTATTGGTAGTGAAGGCTATTACAAAAAATACATGCTAGATCGCGAAGCTAGATTAAAAGTTGCAGAAGGCAGACTAGCTAAGACAAAAGATGCAGTACATGCTAAAAATATTGGCACACAGATTGATAGATTTAAAAAAGAGATAGCAGAAACTAAGCAGCAGTTAGATGATTTAGGTGCAATGGGTAAACTAACTCCACCTAATGAAGATATATTTAGACCGCGCTATTGGGATTTTTCTGCGATTGAAGCTAACAGACCAGAGTTTGAAAAGATCTTAGCTAAGTGGTATCAAAGCAATCCAGAGACATATACTAAATTACCTGATGGTAGATGGGGTAAAGTTAAAATGTCATCAAGCCCTGACGCTATAGCTAAAAGGGTTAAAGATACAGTTGATAGAATGCTAAACGATCCTGATCCTCTTGATCCTGATAAAATGTTTTATGGTGCTGGTAAGTCAAAGCACTTTAAACATAGAGCATTAGACATACCTAATAGATTAGTGCTTGATTACATGCAACGTAATCCAATTAGTATTATGAAAGCCTACACACAAAAAACATCAGGTCGTTATGAGTTTTCTAAAAAGTTTAGTGGCGGCTCAATAGATGATGTACTAGATGGCACATATGATAAGATGATGGATGCTGGTGCTAGCATTGACGAGATAAGAGCAGCACAAAAAGAACAAAGAATACTTTATGATAGAGTTGTAGGGTCTGTTCTCAGAAGGCCAGATGCAATGAATCAAGGAGTTGCTAGATTATTAAGATCAGCAGCACAACTTAGTTACCTTGGTGGTGCGGTATTAGCTACAATTACAGAGCCAGCAAAGATTGTAATGGAACATGGATTTGCACCTACAATGAAGGGCTTGTTTTCTGTGCTTGATAAGAACGCATTAAAAATGGGTGGCCTAGAAATACGCGCAGCTGGTGAAGCATTAGAAAGATTGCTTGGTAATGTGCAGATGCGTTTGTCTGAAGATTTAAACAATAATCCTTTTCGTGGCGATTACTTAGATAAAGCTACAGATGCTTTCTTTACTTTAAATGGATTGGGCCCAGTGACCAGGATATTAAAAGATTTTGATGGCATGATGCGCAGCCATACCCTTATAGATTATGCTGTGCGTTGGGCTGATCCTAATAAAAAAATTACTAAGATGGAAAAAGAATACCTCCTTAGATACAACATAGATGAAGCTGACGCTAAAAGAATAGCTAAATCTAATTGGGAAAAGACAGACAGTGGTTTGTATATGGCTAATACGGAAGAATGGGCGCAGCCTGATCTTGCAAAAATAAAAGTTGATATGGCTAAAACATACAAAATATCACGCAAGCCATTAAGTAAAATGACAGAAAAAGAATTGTTAAATAGATTTGGCAAAGAATTTTATGTTGGTAGAATTATAACAGATCAAAAAATTGTTGATGATGTGTTTAAACGAAGAGGCTACGAAGGTAACTTAGGGCTAGCTTTTAATGACCCACCAGATCCAGCATCAGTTTTTGTAAATATAAAAGCAATAAGAGAAGCATATAATAAACCAACTGGAAAAGTAAACGAAGATGCAATGATAGCTAAATTAGATGATGATTTAGCAAATGGTAAGTTAACTGAAGAACAATATAGGCATCATGTTACTTATGTTAAAAATATAGATTTAATGGATAGCGAAGAAGAATTTATAAACTTTATTCTTATGCATGAATTACATCACACAACAAAACAAATACGTGCTGGTGAATCTGTACCAGATTATGAGCAAAGAATTGATGAAGATGCTTTTAAATATATTAGAAATGAAAAAGAATCTGGTTTACAACTTGCAGCTGAAAAAGAATACAGCAGACAAATTCAAGAAGCTGATGAAACAGTGCAAACATTCCGCAATGCATTAGGTTCTGGTGTAATGAATACTATACTTATGGGTACGCCAGCAGACAAACCAACTATTACAGATGGCATTGTATATATACCAATGCGTGTAGCAAGTAAGTTTGGTATGAAAGAAGACCCTGTAAACAAAGGCTATGCGCGTATTGAGAATGGTATGCTTGGATTGCCGTTTCAGTTCTACAGCTACGCATTAGCTGCTGTTAACAAAACTATGGGTGCATATGCACATGGTCAGGTAAAAAGTAAATACATCGGAGCGTCATTAGCTCTAGGTTTAGGCTACATGACACTTAATCTTAAAACTCCTGATTGGGTTGAGATGTCATACCAAGACAAATTCCTTAGATCTTTAGATTACTCTGGGTTAATGCCAATAATGACAGATATGTTCTATACAGGCATGACTACAGCACTAGCATTAGGTGGGCCAAATGTAACTGGCGGTGCAATACAGCCTAAGTTCCCACAAAAACCAGATACAGGTGAAGCTATTACTGGTATTCTTGGTGCTGGCCCGAGCTATGGATTAGATATGTATAGAAATATGGCTGAGTTAGTTACTGGAGATGTTGGTAAAGGCACAAGTGATCTAGTTGGCGACCTACCATTTATGAATATATTTTGGTTAAGAGGTTTAGTTAATGATTTCCGCAAGTTTGCTAAAGATGAAATAGATATGCCTAGAGGTATAGGTGGGTTCTAAATTGTGCGGCATGTTTTGTGCGTTGCGCTTCTATGCAATCAATGGAAAAAAGAATACAGAGGTGACACATGACAATAAATATAGCTAACAACAACCCACGAATAAACTACACAGCAACATCTGGTCAGACTGTGTTTACAGTTCCGTTTGAGTTTTTTGAAAACACAGACATAAAAGTTTACGTCGAGGGTACACTAAAAACAATTACTACACATTATTCTGTTACTGGAGGAAATGGCTCTACAGGGACAGTAACTATGAATGCTGGTGTTACGTTAAATAACGAGGTAACGCTTGTCAGGGACGTTCCTTTGGAGCGTACAACAGACCTGACGGCTAATTATAACGCTGCATCCTTAGATGGGCAGCTAGATCGTATTGTTGCAGAGGTTGCAGACCTTAACGATAGAGTGTCACGAACAATACAAATTAATGATTATGAGTTGGCAAGTGGTCTACTTCTCCCAGCACTTGACAGCCGCAAAGGTAAGACTATCCAATTTAACACTAGCTCTGGTGCTTTAGAGGTTGGTCCTACTGGCGCGGATTTAACAGCAATCGGTTCAGTTACTTCTGAGATTGCTACATTAGCTGGAATTAGTGGTAATATTACTACTGTAGCTAGTGCAAATGCAGCCGTAACTGCTGTTAGCAATTCTATGACGAGCGTAAATGCTATTAATGCAGCACTTTCTAACGTCAATAGTGTAGCTGGTGCGATTACAAACATTAATTTAGTCGGTGGATCTATCTCTGACGTTAATGATGTAGCTGATTCGCTTGGTGAAATCTCTGCGGTACAAGCAAAGTTAACAAATATTGATACTGTAGCTGTTGCATCTACAAATATAGGCACAGTAGCAGGGTCTATAGCACAGGTTAATAACGTATCTTCTAAGATTGCTGACGTTACTGGCGTAAATACTAATATGTCTGCAATAACTACAGCTAATGCAAACTCTAGTAACATTAATTTAGTAGCTAGTAGCATAGATGACGTTAATGACGTTGGTACAGTGATAACAAAAGTAACAACTGTTGCTGATAATATAGCAAACGTAAATTTAGTAGGGCCAGTAGCACAGTATATGTCTGATGTTGCTAATAATATCACAGCTATTAGTGCTGTTGCTCCTCTTGCTGGTGACTTATCTAATGTAACAAACAACTTATCAGCTATACAAGCAGCTGCAACAAACGCAACAAATGCTGCTAACTCTGCAACTGCTGCTGCTAACTCAGCAACAAGCATTGGTAACGCAGAAACAACAACTACACAAAATGCAGTAGCCGCAGCTAATAGTGCAGCCGCCGCCGCAACAGCTTTAGATAATTTTGATGATAAGTATCTAGGAGTTAAATCTTCTGACCCAACTGTAGACAATGATGGCGATGCTTTAGTTCAAGGTGCATTGTACTTTTCAAGTTCGTCTAGTGCTATGCAAGTATACGATGGTGCTAACTGGATTGCCGCATCATCATCTGGTGTCGCATCGCTAACACTATTTGAATATACAGCTACCGCTGGACAGACTGCATTCTCAGGCAATGACGACAATGGATTATCAATGTCATTTATTGCAGCTAACTTATTAGTAACAATGAATGGTGTTATCTTAGACCCATCAGACTATACAACAACAACAGGTCTTACAGTAACGCTAGACGTAGGCGCGGCTGTTGGTGACGTAGTAAACATATATGCATTTAAGTCATTCCAAGTTGCTGACACAGTACCAGCTACAACAGGCGGTACATTTATTGGGCCAGTACAGTTTAACTCAAACGTAACTGTAAGTGGTACAGTAGATGGTGTAGATATAGCAGCATTTAAAACATCATTTGATAATCTAAGCACAGACATTGTGAGTGACACTACTCCACAACTAGGTGGTAATTTAGATTTAAATTCAAACAACATTAATGGCACTGGAAATATAAACGTAACAGGCACAGTGACGGCTGATGGTTTGCACGTTAATAGTGGGGCGGTTAACACCCCTGCTAAGTTTGAATCTACCGATGCAATCGTTTCAGTAGAGTTAAAAGATAGCACAGGAAGCGCTTATCTAAACAGCACAGGAAGTAATCTATATACAGGTAATAATGTTGGTATTGGTACGAGTTCGCCAGCTTATAAACTAGATGTAAATGGTAGTCTGTCTAGTAATGGCAGTGAAAACGTAATGCGTATTGCCGCCGCTGACAGCACTCAAGCTGGTGGTATTAACATACATAGTATTTATGGAAACAGTGCGAATGAAAGGGTTACTACTTTTTTTAGTATTGATGGTCAAAACCAAGCATCACCATTAGCGTTTGGTACTGGTGCTACAGAAAGTATGCGAATAGACTCGTCAGGCAACGTTGGTATTGGGACGAGTTCGCCTAGTGCTAAATTAGATGTAGGAGGAGTTATACAATTTCTTGATGACAATACTCCTGAAATAAAAATAATAGACCCAGATGATTCTAACTATGCTTTAATTGGTTATTCAGACGGAACTATGACTTTAAGTTCTAATCATGGTAACGAAGCTGGCGGTGCTAATGTTTTAAAAATGCTTACAGGCGGCTCAGAACGTATGCGCATCGACTCGTCAGGAACTCTTATTGTAAATAGAACTAGCGCAATAAGCAATAATTTTCCTATAAATGTTGTAGCTAAATCAGATGGCGGTATTATCATGATGCCAGAATCAAATGCTGATTTTGAGGCTATGAGGATTGTAAACCACGGTTTAACGGCGGCAGTAGGTAGTATTGGTGTTAGTGGGACAAGAATGCATCTACTTAATGGTGATACTGGTTTAAGATTTGCTGGCGATACTAATTCTATTTTTCCTTGTACCACTGCTGGAGCAGATAGCAACAATGTTATTGACCTTGGGGCTAGTGGTAATCGCTTTAAAGATTTCTATGTAGGCGGCGGTGTATACCTCGGTGGCACTGGGTCGGCTAATAAGTTGGACGATTATGAAGAGGGTACTGAAGTTTTTTCTCTTACTCCTACAACTTCTGGTACGATTACGTTAAACTCTTCTTATGATACTTTGTTTTACACAAAAGTTGGGAGTCTAGTTCACATTTCTGGTTATTTTAGAGTGTCTAGTGTTAGTTCTCCAGCAGGAGCTATACGCTTCCCTTTACCTTTTACTGTTGCTAATTTGGGTGATTCCTCAAGCGCAATTCTTGTACTCGCAAATGGGCTTGCAAGTGGGTCTGTCACCGATATGTGGGCGGAGTGTTCTGATAATAGTAATTATGGTTATATTTATACTGGAGGAGGTACTGGTGTTACAGGAACTAGCGCACAACAAACCCAAGCGGCTACCGATTTTCGTATAAGTGGAACATATAAAACAAACTCATAACCCACCGCATAGCTTTGGGTTGGACAGGTGGCACTAACGCCACGATAAACTAAAGGAGGCCAATATGGCACTAACAGAAACACAAGTTGAAGATAAGATTGAAGTCGTAGGAGATCACAAGCATGTGCAAGTTCGTACAGCTACAGTGATAGCACGAGATGGCACAGAGATCAGTAGATCATTCCATCGTCACGTCTTATCTTGCTCAACTAAATCAGGTGACACATGGGGTGACACTGACATCTCAGGTGAGTCAACAGAAGTACAAGCAATATGCAATGCAGTTTGGACAGACGCAGTTAAGACTGCATACCAGACAGCAATGGATGCACAAGGAATATCAAATGAGTAGGTCAAAAAGTAGAAAATTCGCTGATATTCTTTCTGGGAATATGGGTGCTATATTAGATGACGGATTAATAAACGTATCTGAAATTACAGGATTAGGTACAGCAGCTAGTTCAGCAGCTACAGATTTCTTACCATCAACAATGGCAACAGCAACGAATGCAACTGGCTCTGACTTTGTGCCAGTATATGATGAAAGTGCTGGTGTTTGGAAAAGACAAACAATTACTGTGGCTGCGTTACAAGGGCCAACAGGTGCAACAGGTGCAACAGGTGCAGCTGGTTCTAATGGTTCTAATGGTTCTATTGGTGCTGATGGTGCTGATGGGGCGCAAGGGCCACAAGGAAATACTGGTGCAACTGGGCCACAAGGTGCGACAGGCGCACAAGGGCCACAAGGTAATACTGGTTCTCAAGGGCCAACTGGTGCTACAGGTAGCCAAGGTGCTACTGGGCCAGCAGGGACACCATCAACAAGTGTTAATACTGTTGGTTCTTATGCATTTCTGTGGTTGAACCAAGCTGGGATTACGGCTGGCTCGACAAGAGCTGGTTCAAGCTTAGATTGGGCTAGTTCAAGTGGTGGTCGCTACGACGGAGGTACACAACCTTCAGGGACTTGGAGGCTTATGGGTGTTAATGGTTATTACAATGGTAGTGTTCAAAACAGTACAGGCTTCAAGGCTTCTGTTTATTGCAGAATATCTTGATAAACAATCACAAAAATAGGAGGCGTTTATGCCACAAGTAACAATAACAGAAGTGCGTAACGCACAATCACTTAACGCAGAGAACACTGCATTTGAAGTAGAGATTAACCATCCAGAACATGGTTGGATACCTTATGGATTAATGCCTAATGATCCAGATACTACTGTAGACAACAGCGTATTGCTTGGGCTTATTGGTTCAGACTATGCGGCGTATGTTGCACCTACTCAAGCAGAGCTAGATGCAGAACTAGCGGATAGTTTAAGAGTAGAACGTGACCAAAAGTTGGTAGAAGAAGTAGACCCTATAGTAACTAATCCTCTGCGCTGGGCTGAACTAACAGAAGCTAAACAAGCAGAGTGGACACAGTACCGAACTGATTTGCTTAACCTACCAGCACAAGCTGGGTTTCCTAACACAGTTACTTGGCCTACTAAGCCTACATAAAGGAAGATTAAATGAATAAAAGAACTATATCTTCTGCGCATGACAGGCTTGACGAGCTAGAAAAGCAAGTGGTTGCAATTAAAACAGAAGTTAAGATACAATTCAAAGATCTATTTGGTCGAGTTAAACGTATGGAAAGCATTATGATTGCAGCAACAGGAGCAATATTAACCCTGCTCGTTGCGGTACTAATGAAAATGTAACATGTTACGAACAATATTAATTGGTTTGTTTATTTTAATCGGCAGCGCATTAGCTGCTGATGATACAATTAAGTCAGAGAGTACAGTAATATCGGATGGAAAGATGGACACAACCATCAACAGTCCACCACCCTCTGCAATTTCCCCACAGATTAGCGCGAGTAACAGTGACTTATGTACTGTTGGTGTAGCTGGTGCAGTACAAACACAGATACTTGGTATCTCTGCTGGTCGTACTGTTAGAGATATGAACTGTGAAAAATTAAAGAACGCCAAAACCATGTACGATATGGGGATGAAAGTGGCAGCCGTATCAGTAATGTGCCAAGACGAAAGAGTGTTTGATGCTATGCTTAATGCTGGTACTCCTTGCCCTAAAGATGGGTTGGTAGGAGATAAGGCTAGGCTAGCATGGGAAATGGAATCGGTTAAGCAAGAGATCGAGCGAGATCAGAACGATGTAATCAAGAGGATGTTCAATGAGAACAGCGAAACTAAGATTGGCCTTGGTGTTATCATTAGCACTCTGGCCTTCTTGTTATTACTCTGACCCATATACTTATGGGGCTACAGGCAATGCTGCATCCAGCTCGTTAAGCTGGGGGATGGCTGGTGTTTTGCCTGATGCTGTTGGCTTAGATATAAACGGATTACTCTACAGGTACACCACAGTTAAAAATACAGAAGACGCTATGAAGGTACACGTTGGCAACCTCAACTCTACTGGTGATGGCTATGTATTTAGAGAGACAGATGATTGGTCAGGTGTCCCAAGCAATACAATCGTCAAGTCTTTTTCTCTGGCTAATATACCATCAGCTAACTGGGGTGCTGGATCTATTGAGGTAGAAGGTGAAGGCAGCGTTACTGATGCATTTGTTATATACAACTACAGGATAGATGTATGTTATGACCCACAATCAGATCCATCTTGCGCTGGTTATATAAAGCCTGTGCCTGATATACCACAGGTAGAGATCTATGATGTGATGGCAGATGAGAATGTTCTTGCTGCTATAGATACAGATACAGAATTTCAGTATGATGAGGATGGTAATCTTATACTGGATGAAGAGGAAGAAGAAGAAGAGAATAGAATTGAAATGGGTTTGACTGCATCTGCCAATGCGCTGACCCTCTTTAAGACGCAAGGGCAAGATGATATTATTATGGCTATTAATCAACAGACTAATATAGCTATGTACTACAATGCATCTATCAATGGTGGTGTTTATGCTGACGCTGCTGGTCTTGCTGACTCAGAAATACTTGATAACAAGAAAGCCTTGCGTAATAACTTAGCACAACAAATACTGCACGAACAAATGGTTGATATGCAGTACAACAAATGAGGTTTAATATGAAATATTCTTTGGCAATACTTTCACTCTGTGCATTACCAGCTTACGCTGATGTAGATATAACAGGTAACGTGGAAGCTAAGTGTGTAATACAAACAACTAAGAGTGGTGTGTATGGCAATCCTATAGCTAGCAAGTTAAGCACTACCCCTGCTGATGGTGGTGTACTACCTGTCATTAGATTTGATGTAGCTCTTGCCAACTACTACACTGCAAACATTACACATCCAACATCATTCAGCTCTTCCCCAGCACTTACTGATTCAGTCGCATGGACAGGCAGCACTAGTGTCACGCAAACAAGTGACGCTGGTATGTCAGGGTATGATGCAGCCAAGGTTGTATACGATAATACTACTGTGTTTGATCTAACTGTTGCAGGATCTACTTGGTTTAGCACAGCATCAAGTGCCACCTATGCAGCATCAAAGCCTTTCGTTGGTGGCGTATACACTGCAATAGTACAGGCTAGTTGTGTTGCAAAATAAGCTGATAATATTTTTTTTGGTATGGGCATTTTCAACCCATGCACATGAGATGACACCAGCTTATCCTATAGTTAAACCATCTCACGTTACTGGTGTGGTCAAGGTTGACTTGTCTTTGTTTAACTCAAGGGAAGAGATCAGGTATTACGAGATCGGTTTGTTTGATTTGAACTGGGATAGCATCCCCTTTTCTGCAACGTACAGAATAATTAAGGTAGCATACCAGACTCGAAAGAACTTCAGTGTATACATTCGTAAGTCAGACATGGATGAAGCCACCTATGTATGCACAACATCTAAGGTTAAGAAGCAGCTCGAATCAAAAACACTAGTGTCATCTAGGATTTGTTCTCGACTTGATGGTATGCCAGCATGAGATTAGCTGCGCTCTTATGTATTTTATCTAGCTCTGCCTTTGCTGAGAGTAGCTCACTTGCTTTGTCATTGCCTAGTCCACCTATGAACTACCAATCAGATAGTTTCTCTGCAAATAATTTACGCTGCAGCAATGCGGTAGGTGGTGGAGTTAACCTTGAGTATGGGATTACAGGTGTGCTGTCTGGTTTAGATACAATGAGTAGAGGTAAAGACATAGGTGTGTATGCTCGTATAGTTATACCGCTAGACAAACCTAAGTCTCGTATTAATTGTGATGACCTATACCAAGTGGAGCTAGCCCAGCGTAGGCTAGAGATACAAAAGCTGCGTGATGAACTGGAAGCACTAAAGAATTTATCTAGTGATAGTATGGACTTTGAAAACTGATGGTAGATCTTACAGAATTTGATAGCCTTGCCGACAAACAGATTAAAGCTGGTGGTGTTAAGATGTCCTTTGCATCTGTGCTTGCCATCATTACCTTTGTATCTACTGTAGTTGCTGGCCTGTATGGTGGGTTCGTTATGTATCAGAAGATAGAAGATGTAGCTGGCTTAGATCTTGGTGAGTACCAACAGCAAATGGATCTGATGGATGCGCAAGTACAACAGACAGTTGATTACACTCGTGATATTAAGAATGGATTGCGTGATGATCTTCTTAGAGTTGAGCAGCAATCAGATCGTGTCGAGTCTTTGGTGCGTAAGACAGAAGAAAAAGTACGCAGTATGATTGATGCAGCAGATCTTAGATTCGAATCGCAACGTGAACGATTGCGATCAAATCAAGATGCTGAGATGAAAGACCTTGAAGATAAGTTGATGGGTAAATTGCAGAGGGCATTGGATAATCCTCTGTCTGATTAGGAGATAACTATGGATGAGTTTAAAAAATTTGATGTCAATGGTGATGGCAGCATAGATAAAGCAGAGTGGGATGCTCTTGAGTACGAGGATCGTA